CCCTATGGCCACCCCATAGCCCCCCCAATGCCACCCCAATAGCAACCAATAACCAAGAACCAATAACCAATAACCATATATATATGGATTTTGAAAAAGTTCTAAAAGCCAAAAACAAACCCTTAACTCAAACCTTGCTTAACTCTATTCAAAAGGAAGCGGACAAAGCAAAGATTAGTTTAGAAGATGCCATTAAGGAATGTTGCGTTAGGGGTTGGACAACTTTTAAAGCCGAATGGATATCCAATAAAGCCGATATTGTTCACCAAACCGTTCCATCATCTAAAGAACGCGATCCCGTGCTTGTTAAGCTGGAAGAAGATGCTAAAAAAGCCGTTGCAATGCCGGAAGATATAAAAGCAAAGTTTCAAATGCTAAAAGGCGGAAAATGAAAATTGATTTAATTGTTGAACACTATGCCAAACTAGCTTTAAAACCTGCTTGGATTGATTATGTTCGCCATCAAGTTAAATTAATGGAACAATAACCACAATTTAAAGGCATTGGCAAGTTAATTGCCCAACGCATTAAGGAACTAAAGTGAAATATTACATAGGCTTTGATCCTGGCTTTTCCGGCGCATGGGGCGCAATAGATCAAAACGGTGAATACATTGCTAGCGGCGATATGATCCACACCGATCAATACATCGAAACCGAAAAGATATGGGATGAAATCACCGATATGCTTAACGGCAATGATTGTGAAATAACCCTTGAATGGGTTGCATCCATGCCAAACCAAGGGGTTTCATCAACCTTTAAGTTCGGAAGTGCGTTTGGGGCCGCTTTAGCGCTTGCACAACGCTTTAAAACACCTTGGCACCTAGTAACCCCTAGGGTTTGGAAAAAAGCGCTTAAATTGGATTCTGACAAGAAACAAAGCCTTGAATTGGCCCGCCGGTTATTCCCGCGGGCACCGCTTAAACGAATTAAAGATAACGGCCGTGCGGAAGCATTGTTGATTGCTTATTATCAATTCACACAAACAAGGGGATATTGAATGGATGCGGAAGATGAAGAATTTATGCGGATTGAACTTGAACAACAAAGAATAAAAGAAACACAAGCGGCTTTGCGTGAAGAATTGGCACACGCCAATAAAGCATTTGATATTGCCTACGATAATTTAAAGCGGAATGGAGTTCTTGAAGAAGTTGCACAAGAATTTGACAAAATGCGTTTTGGCAACACATCGGCTTCATTTGCCGCTTATGTTCGGGGGATGAAGAAATGACACCCGAAAGTTATGCCCAATTTATCCGTGAAAACGCTAGTGTTTTTGCGGATGCCAAATCACGCCGGATCGGTGCCGAATTAAAATTAAAATCCGCCAAAGCCGTTTTGATGAAATGTGCCCTACAAGATGGAGTTAGCCAAATTGCCGCACAAGAACGTGAAGCATTAGCCGATGGTGAATATTCCGCACTTTATGATGAGCTTTGTAAAGCCATCAAAGTTGAAGAAGAATTAAAGTATAAATTGGAAGCGGCACGGCTTTTTATAGATATTTGGCGAACCCGTGAAGCATCCGAACGTCTTGCAATAAGGTCACACGAATGAAATGCCCCGTTTGTAATAAAAAAACAACAACAATTGAATCAAGATTAAATGATAACAACACAAGAAGAAGAAGATATGAATGCGCCGATGGCCACCGTTTCAAAACAATGGAAATCATATCCAAAGATGAAATACACACGGAACGCGAACCTTCTAAGATTGATCGCTTCAATTCCTTGTCAAATATGTGGATTCCATCTATCACAAGCCGCCCACTCTAATTGGCATGGCGGCAAAGGCCGTGGCATTAAAGCTAGCGATGAATATTGCGCCGCCTTATGCCAATCGTGCCATCACGAAATAGATCAAGGCAATGAATTATCCAAAGAAGAACGGATTGAACAATGGGTTTTTGCCCATATCAAAACGCTTCATTACCTTTGTGTAACCGATCAATGGCCGCCTAAAGTGCCATTAACCGATTTGTATTTAGCCTTTACGCAACGCGGGGATGCCGGCGCTAGGTTGTGACATTTTAGAACTTGGGCTATGGCGTGGATGGGCGTGTGACATATCGGTTTTTTCGTGCTTCTTTAGCTCTTTTTCCAATGCCATAACGTGTTCACGTTCTTTTTGCCATTCTTTTTTAACAACGAAATGTTTATCCATTTCTTGTTTAGATTCACCTTTAGTGTATTTAAAGTTTGTAGCCATGATTACCCCAAAACGCTTAGTGCGTGGTTAGTTAAAGAAATTCGTTCATCCAAGCCAAATGTGCCACCGTTGATTCGTTTAGTCAATCCTACCCAATCTTCGGCTTCCGCAAATTCATTGCATCCGTGTGTTTGCCAAAACCAACCGGCACTCAACGCGGCATACATGGGCGTTGCAACCAATTGCGGTTCATCAACCAAATCTTTTTGAACGGCTTGGCCAAAATGCCAATAGTTATCATGCCCCGTTAACTGGATACATCCGCGCCCGTGGAAACGCCATCCATCGCCGCTTGCTTCATCACGGTTTCCCATACGATTGGCGTAAATTCGGTTTGCAATCTTTTCGGCACTGTGGGCGTAAACGGCAAATTCATTGGGTTGAAACTTATGGCCAAACAACTTTTGTAAAGTTTCGGGCCGGTAGTTAAGGTTTTCTTCCAATGTTTTGAAATGGTTGCACTCGTGTGAACACTGCCCAATAAATGCCGCCTGTTTTCTAACATCGTTGATTCCAAACGTTGCAAATGTAGTTACCAAGGGTTCCAACCATTCGGAACCAATGCCAAGTGCGTGAAGTTTTTCGGGGGACATATTAGTGCAACAAAACGCCGTTATTGATAACAACCGGTGCCGTGGTTAACTTATTAACGGCCGCATTCAATGTTGAATAATCAACACTTAAAAGGTTATTGTAAGTTGCACTTTGTGTTGTCAAAGCATTGGTTAAATTTGTGTTATTCGTGGCCGCCATAGTGGTTAATGCGCCATTTGAACTATTTGCCATGCTTGCCAATGCGGTTGTTGCACCACCGGCAACGCTAACAATTGCGGAATTGGCGTTGGATGCCATTGATGCTTGATTGTTTGATCCGGTGTTGGCTATGCTAGCAAATGTGCTATTGGTGCTTAAAGCCGTGGCCGTGGCGTTGTTAGATTGCGTTGTAGCAACTTTTGCGTTTTCATAGATGCCAAACCCCTGAACTGCCGTTGGAAGAAGCAAAGAAGCCCATTTAAGGGCATCATCGCCGGAATTTCTAGGCGCATCAATTTTTTGTTCTTGGGCACCGCCGCCCATGCCCATTTGCATTGACATAATTGCGGCAACGGATGATGCGGGATCACCTTTTTTAACCACTTCGGCCAACACCGCATAACGGGCTTTTTCGGCTTCGGCTTTATAGCGTGCAATGGTAACTTGGGTTTCCGAATACTTTTGGTAATCGTTGCTTGCACACCCCGATAGGGCCGCAATTACGGCAATGGCGATAACGGTTTTCATAGATGCTCCTATATGTAATCAACAACAACAACGGCAATAGCAACGATAATTGCAACGCCAACATAACAATACAAAGCTAACTTTTCATCATTAGTCATCAATCTTCTCCCTTAAAGAATCCCTTACTTGGTTGTAACTGGCAACGCAGGCTTGGAGGGCGCGGATTGCTTTGTCTCCATCGGCGGTGATGGCGATAAGATTTGAAGAAGCCTGTCCGTCAAGTTCGGCTCTAGCTTTAGGTTGATCTCCTCCGGAAGTTCCGGCGGCGTTGGCGGAACATACACTATCGGTGGCGATGGGGATTGACAAGCGCAAAGCGCCAGACTGCACATCAGCAGTAAGTTTAGTGATTTTGATTTGGGCATCATTGTTTGCTTTCCTTAGTGCCGATGCGGTTTGGTTAACCTTATCGTTCAATTCGGCTTCTTTGGCCCTAGCTTGTTCATTAGCTTTTGCAACTTTTGCCACAGATTCAGCATAGCATTCTTGATAGCCTTGATGGTGTCCATAAAAATACGCTCCTATAATTGCAAATAAACTTGCCACTAACACATAAGGGTTAAAGCCAAACATTTTTTAGCCTTTCATGCTTTGCCTTGCCGCCGCCATTCTTTCCCGTTCTTCATCATGTTCTAGCGTTGGCGGTGTTTTTGGGGGCGATGGGGGAACCCAAGGCGTGTTCATTGAAGACATAACGCCGGTTGGCCCCATCGGTGCCATCATCGGGGCCATCATTTGATTCATCCCCATAGGGTTCATCATAGGGTTCATTTGACCCATGCAAGGATTCATGGCCGATAAAGGCATCATGGCCCGCGCACCCATCACCGTTGCTAAAACGCTAAAGATTGATGTTGCTATGATTTTAAGCAAATCGTGTGTCAATTTGTCATTTGGTGCCATATCTTTCATGGGTTGTTCAACGGCAACCACACCATAAACGAAAAAACCAACAATAAACAACAAAATAATGCAAAAAGTTATCATTATCAAAAATTTTGATAACGCATCCATTAAACGGACAATGCCGTTAACTTCTTCTTCTTTAAGGTCTTTTAGGCTTGTAAGCATCGGTTAACATCCAAGGGCACGTTTCGGTTACTTCACACAACGGAGCTTTGCAATCTTCATCTTCCCAATGTTCGGGGTCTTGGCAATGATAACGATATTCGTTGCCACAACCTGTTAACAAAAATGGAAAAAGTATACATATCAATATTAACGTGTATACAAAATTGAATTTTTTAATCATTTTCCTTCAATCTTTGTTAATGCTTTGTTAACACGAATTTCCATTTGCCGAACATCTACATACATCCAAGCCATCAAAGGCAAAAACAATAAAACAATTGCCAACAAAAGTGCAATCAATAGGTAGGCGAGTGTGTCAGGCTTAGAATCATCCCCCACATCCACAGAATTGTTAGCAGAATAATTAGAAAAACCACCATGCGATTTTGAATTAGTTCCGCTTTTTGATCCCGTAGCCATTGTGCTTTCCTTTTAGCCAACAATTCTTCCCTTCTTCTTAACGCTTGCACATTAGCAATATGCCCAATTTTTTCATTTACCCGTGAATACAAATCCTTTAATTCGGCCGGAACATGGTAAACCATGTAATTACTTAGTTCCGAATTTAACTTTTCCATTTGCAAATCCGCTATCACTAACTTGATTGCAATTTCGTTTCCTTCTTCATTTGTGGCGTGAAGTGCCAATTCTTCTTGTTCTTTTTTGTAATTCTTTAGCCCGTTATAGGCTTGGAAAAACTTAATCAACGCATCACTAACTTGTTGATAAATCAAATTTTCATCAAATTCCGGCGGCGGTTCCTTTTTTTTCTTTACTTTTTTGGCAACCGGTGTTTCAGCTTTTTTTGAATTTTCCGATTTGGTTTCTTCTTTTGGGCCAAAAATAGCCGTTAAGAACCCAAATAACCCTTTCGATTTCTTTTGTATATCCTTAACGTCTTTGACAATTCCATCAATTTCTTTGGCGGCATCAACAACAATTTGCCGCCCTTCTTTATACATTTCACAAGCATCGCGGCATACTTTGAATGCCCCGCTTGCCAATGCAACAAGTGTGAATGGATCAATTTCTTAAATCCCAAAAAGTTTGTGGAAGAACGCGCCGGCCACATTTGGGCCTAGCAAAACAAGCAACATAACGCCATAAAGCAAATATTCAATCTTTGCCATGCGTTTTTCGCCTTCACGCAAAGAATCTGCAATTTGTTTATAGCGTTGATCGCAAACGGCCACATGGACGGCCAAGTCCTTTTCAGTATCGCTCATGTTTTTTGGATAAACGCTAATGCGTAATAAAGCGGCGTGTTAGTTCCGCTAGATGTGACAACACCGCTAGAAACAAAACCACCGTTGTTTCCAACGGAATATGTGTTTCCGGCACCCACAATAAAACGATCCCTTAAATCGGGCGTTCCGTTCGATCCATTACACAATACATAGCCGGTTGGAATAGCCCCAATCGAACCGCTCCACATAATGATTGATCCGCTAGGAATTGGGCTAACACTTGGGCTAGTTCCAATAATTCCATACAAGTTATCCAATGTTTGAATAGTTGTATTGTTGGAATCGGTTAGAACAAACTTATAGGAATATCCGCTAGTTAACCAAATTTCATTGGGTGTGCGGCCATCGGTGTTCAAAATAATGGGATTACTATTGGCAACGGTTCCGGTGTTATCGGTGTAGGTTGCCAAAGGCGTGGTTGATCCCGCTTGATAGGTGTAAAGAAACCCACCGGCCAAAGGCACGTTAGGGATAGTGCTAGACATGAATTGAAATCCATTGCCTACTGGTGAAAGGTTAACGCTCATTTTATTTCCCTATATCTGAAAGTTTTGTGGGTTGGATTTCTTTTTCTAATTGTTGAACTTGTCTTTTGTTTCTTTTCATTTGGGATGCGGTGCTACCAAGTTTTTCACCTGCGGCACCACCAAGTGCGGCACCCAATGGCCCACCCGCCGCCGCACCACCCGATGCGCCCAAAGTTGTAAACAACCGTTGAATAGCCATTTCGCTAAACTTATTCTTCAACAAATGCGTTTGAACACCGGCCCCTGGATATTTAGTTGGGATGTGCAAAACATTTCCGGCATCAATGCCATCCATAACTTTAGCCAATCCCTTTGGATCATCCGCAAATGCAACACGCAACTTTTCGCTTAATCGCGCCGCTTCTTTAGCCGCCGCAATTGAATTCCAAGGTTGATTTGGTGCGCTTTGGCCGGCATTCCTAATTTCATTAACCAATGATGTTTTGATTTGGTTAACGCTATCGGTTTTATTATCGGCTTTTAATGTTTCAAATAAATGGCCAAATTGGGATTGATCCAATGATAAAACCTTTGTCA